TTTACCGAAATACCATATTCCTTTTGTCGGTTCCGTTCTCCACAATTTACGCATTGCCACATCTTCTATTTTTTCTAAAGTTCTTCCATATTGATGATACATTGTTGGATTTTCAATAGCAATGTCATCAACTTTTTTACCTAATAAAATAGAATTTTTTAACTCATCTAAATCGGTTCTTTTACCTTGTTTTGGTTCATCGCCAAACACTTTATGCTCGGGATTATATGGTTTATATTTTCCATCTTTTTCATATGGACCAATAATATATGTTTTATTATCTTCACATTCACCATCTGCTTTAGTAAAATGAACTTTTGGGCATTTTAATAATTTTTGTGCAAGTTTCATACTAATTTTATCATAAAAATAAGCATATCCCTGCCAATGTTTCCTACCTGTATCAGGACATATTTCAGGTGCGTATAACAGGTATTTACATCGTTCATTAAAAAAAGGTTCTTCATCTAAAAAACTAGTAAAACACCAACTTCTATCTCGAATAGGCCCAGAGGTTCTAGTATTACCCTCTGGGCACTTTTGGGCATTTTTTAACCCAGCCGATAGCCCGTCGGGCTGGACCGACGGGCCTATAAGGCCTTTTTTTTCGTAGTCGCTAAGACCAGTATTAACAGCACCCGAACAATCCATATTTTATGATCTATAATATAAAATCATATCTCATTATTTTTCGCAATTTTTAAATTTAAAAAACCGTGAATTTTAAATATTTCTTTAATTTTCGCGAAAATTAAATGCGTTTAAATAAAATCTATAGTATAGTATAAAAATGCCAAGGAGATCAAGAAAGCCACGAGCGAAGAAAATGGCTCCAAAAAGAAGATCAAAAGCTCCAAAGCGTGAAACAAAGAAAAGAGAAAGCGCAGAAATCCAAATCAGAAATTCGACTGACGGAGCGGGAGTTACGTTTAGTTCGTTTTATCCGGATACAACGAAAGAGAATGCACTTACTGGTGAATTGTCTATTATGCCTGTTAGATCTTTTTACAGAATGTCAAAAGGCTCGCGACCTAACCAAATGATTGGAAATGAAATTTTTAGCAAACAATTACATCTTAAAGGTAGAATTATGGGGTTACCATCAGACAATAGTGTTCAAGCATATTTAGTTCATGGTTTTATTAAGTCTGCACTCGGCTTTAACAATTCTACAACCCCTAACATCGGTAGTGCTAATAGAGAAGCTGTAGAAACATTTATCGCAAATCAGCTTACTGAACATTTTAATGATAGACAAGATGAGATGAGATATAGAACAGCAAAGAAAGATAATATCCAGGTATTAGGATATAGAAAATTACAACATAAGACTGAAGCTTTATATCAAGATGATATAAAATTTGATGTTAGTTGGCCTCAAAATCGCAAAGTAGTATATACAGAATGCGCTCAATATTATGCTTCTAATCAAGCACCCAATGGTAACAATCCAGTTATAATTACAAGTAATTCTAATACAGGATCACAGTCTGTAAATATTACAGATAGTAATCATCACGCACAACTCGATGAGCTTTTAGGAGACGTAGCACAATATCTTCCACTTCAAGATCGGAAATTACCATTTGCATTAATCTACATTCCGAAATACAATGATGCTACAGCAACTATTAGTGTCAAATATAATGATGTCCATTATTTCAATGGTTAATTCAACCCATTACCCCTCTGCGGAGCAGTCTATATCATTCGTTTTTTTTTAACTTTGCCTTCAAAAAATAATATATATAAACATAAATTTTCTTGCTAAAAAAAAGGTGCGCTTGCGTGCCTTGTTTTATGTTTAAATATATTATTTAGGTGAAGAGAAAAAAATAAACATTTTAAAAAAATTAAACAACTAATATATACGAGATTATTCGCTATCATCTAAAAATTCATATTCATTTCCTAATTCAATTATATCAAATCTTCGATATAATTGCTCTAAACTATCTTTTTCGTGTCTATTACAATAAACATCTTCAGGAGATAAACTACTTGTAATTATAACTTTCTTCGATATAAATGGTATTGGTTCTCTACCACGTCGCCTAACTTTATGAGGCCATTTATCTACTAATTGTAACAACTCATCGTATGGGATCCAACCTCTAAAGTCATTTATTATAACTGTATCTTGTTGAGAGTATCCATCCCACCATCCTTTATCATTAATAAGAGTAAAATGACTATCTTCGTTATAATTTTCAAACGCTTTATGTGATTTTCCGACTCCGGTTTTACCGAAATACCATATTCCTTTTGTCGGTTCCGTTCTCCACAATTTACGCATTGCCACATCTTCTATTTTTTCTAAAGTTCTTCCATATTGATGATACATTGTTGGATTTTCAATAGCAAT